CATTTAATATAGGATCTTTTACAAATTGTTTTTTTGTAACCGATTGTTTAGGAGTGTTATCTAATGATACTACATCTTGAAGACTAATATCATGGTTCTTGATTTTCACTTCATTTAAGATAGGTTTTAGTTCTGCTTTAATAACGCTACGAACTTCTTCCCTAATTACCTTACGTAATAACTTTACGAATCCTTCTGTTTTCATAGTAAATTCCCTTTTTAATAAATATGTTTAAAGTGGTATTTAGGCTAGGTTTACTACTCGGCTTGAGACATTCGATCGAAGAAATCTTGTTGTTCAGGCCCGGGTTCGCCATTATCCGCTTCCCAATTGGCAATATTGGATGCTGTCTCATCTTGTTTAGCAGCCTTCGCCATTATAGCGTCATTTTTACTGCTATCCATCTCATCACGAACTGCTCCAGGTAATATTGGAATATTCCATGTTGGTATTGTAATACTTAAAGGAGTAAAGATTGACTTACCTAATGTATAATTGATTAATATTGCATTCGACAATAATCTTGCAATATCATCTACAGTTCCATTATTATTCTTTACAAAATCAAATAACTTTTGTAGACCAAATATAGGTGGAGGTGCTATACCAGTAAATGCAAATGGAGACATGCCTGATGCATTAAAAGATGCAAACGTATTAATTGCATCTTCAATTCCTTTAGTCTTACCAAATGGTGGTGCAGAATCATATGCAGCAGCTGCCGGCGCTTTGCCTGTAAATATTCCTAATGTCGGAGGTAATATTCCTTTTGAAAAATTAGATAATGCATTAGCCAACTTTATACCGGATAAGGGGTCATCAGGACTACCTAATATTCCTTTTAGCTCTGACTGTAATGGCCTTCTTTTAGGACTTAATGGCATTATTGTTCCATCTTTTTAATTGCCGATTTAATTTGTTCAATTTTCGATCTTATTTGTTTTGTAGTCATTGAATTTGATACAGATTTACCTTTTGAAGCAACAAAAGCTCCAGCATTCATTGGAGGACCACTAGGACCAACTCCTGTTGGGTGTATTGATGTTGCATTTGATTGAGCAACCTTACCTATTTCTTTATGTGCTGCTTCGAGATTTTTGTTTTGTTTTATAACCTCTTCGATTAATTTTAACATCTGTGTGAAAAATTCATCCATATCAGTTTGCCATTTAGGTGTAGCAATTTTAACATCTTTCTTAGCAATTAATAATATCTCATCTTTACGTGCATTAAATACTAATCTATCTGAACCTATTATAACTTGTGGTTTATCATATACATTTAATTTTTTAACTTTTGCTCCTATTTTCTTTTGAGCAGTTTTGAACTTATTGAATTTTTGAGATGATGTTAAATATATAAATGCAGAATCGTCGTCAGGATTTTCTATAGAATAATATTTATCAACACTTCTTCCTGTTCTTGCATCTTTAACACCACATGTTAATGATACAATAGGATCTCCTTTTTTTGTTCCGGTCCAAAATGGCTTCTTTTTGTAATATAATAATTCAGCTGGTAAATGTGTAGACGAAAATCTTAAAATACTACCAAATCTATCCGGATGATTTGTATCTCCTTGGAAAGGTTGTATGTAAGTTATATCCTGTTCTTTGAAGCTTAACTGTTTTGGCTTCATCCCTTGACCGGTCTTAACAATTGGGTCAGGAGTATAACTTCCTTCTGCAGTTGCCATATCTTGCAAGAACGGTAAGATAGAATTGTTTACATTTCCATGTGTATTAACTACTTGTGTATAGTACCATTTATTTTGACCTCTCGCGGTAGCTTTACCATCAGGCTGACTAATACATAGTACTTGTTCACCATATAACGGTATAGGCATTCGATTAGGATCTGCAGGAAATGCATAATCTTCTTTAGCTGCAGCTCCGGCCATTCTTATACGGATCGTGCCTTGAGGAAGATCTAATCCACTAGTTATATTTTTAGTCTTCTTGTACTGGGTCGGTAACCAAGTCTGTACTACTTGTGCTACCTCGAACTTCGCTTGTGCCATTTGATTCCGGTTTTAATTTTTCAATTTCAGCTTCTGCTTCTTCTAATAATCGAGCTCTTTCTTCTTCAGTCAATCCAAATTCATTTCCATCATCATCTTTACCTGACGCAGAAACAAGTCTTTGACAGACCGCAGCTAGTTTAACTAGAGCATCATCATTCTTAACAGATACTTCTAAATAGTCTTTAATCATAGGAACTATGACAGTAGCATCGCCCGTATTTTTTATCATTGGTTCAAGACTCTTAATCAATGAATCAATTTGTCTAGATTTCTTTTTTGAGTTGTGATAAATATCACGCATCAAGTCTGAAAAATTAGTACCTTTAAATAATTCGAATTCTGTACTCATATTAGCCCTTTAATATAAATATAAAGGACTATTACTTTAGATCAGGTAGATTATATGCATTAACGATATGACCAGATTTAGCATATACTTGATACATTTTAGCATAATCTCTTTTCATTACATTAATTACTTTAGTAATATTTTGAGTCTTTAATTGAGTTCTTTCTCTTATAAGAATATAAAGAGCTTTTTTATTAAAGTTTTCTATATTATCTCTCATACGAAATAATTCTAATATTGTATCGGCTACAATTATATCTCGTTTATTTGTGAATATTGTATTAAGATTATCATCATACCAATTACACCATTGATTTGTAAAATCTCTTAAAGATTCTTGATGATCTGATAACGACACTTCTCCTTGGATATTTCTATTTTCATCAACAGCTGTTAAGTCAGACCGTTGTTTCATTTTAGCATAATTAGCATTGTTCTGAATAATAAGATAATTTTTTGCTACAATTGAAAAATATGAAAAGGCCTTTCCTTTTCCTTCCTTAAATTTTCCTATCTTCTCTGTTAAAAATGCAACTACTTCTGCTTTTATATCTTCATATGGAACATCAAAATAACTAAATCGAAATGTGTAATAAATATTTTCTACTAGTTTATTAAATGGATAATTAATATACTCTCTAAATACTTTATTTCTTTTTGCAAAAGAAGGTTCAAAATTATATGCAATAATAGCTTTATCTGTTATGTAAGTAAAGTATTGTTTTTTACTAGGCTTTCGGCCTCTACGTTTTTTAGGACCATTCTCTTCAATATCTTTCATTTCGGCAGCATGCCATATATAAAATTTATCTACTGGCGATTCGCCTTCTGCATATTCAATTTGTATTTCTTTTTCTTCTGCCATTAAAATCCTCTATTTAAGTCGTCGTATATTTCTTTAAGTTCTCTGAAAGCAAATCCCGTTTCATCATCAGATTCAAATGAACCCAATCTATCAATTTGTTTTAATTTGGAATTTGATTCACCAACCTGAGTTTTTAATTTTTGAAAGAATGTATAATATTCGGTATTTGAATTTTCTAATTCATCAATATACTCTGATTGTGTTTCTTGTTTACGTAACTGATTAATATTAACAAATAATGAAATTGCTAATACTGTTGATAATATTATTATTGTTGTTATCATATTATTTATCTCCAAATAAGTCTTTAAACATCTCTTGTGCATTAACTGATGCTGTACTATCTGATAATCCTTTTTTAGCATATTGTTTTTTAATCGGCGTAGATTGTACTGGCTTACCTTTATACCACATTTCAAATTCAATTCTAGCAGCCATTGCATCAGCTTGGTGCATAACATATCCTAAATTAGTTTTCAATTTAGAATCTGCTGTCCTTGACATAAAGTATGGTTTATTACTTTCATCATATAACCCGTCTGTTAATTTTATACCTAGCATTTCGTTCCAAGTGATGCTAATGTTATAATGTTGCAATAACCATATTGATAGGTCATTTACGAGGCTAAAAGGGTTGTTAGGATTAATCTTATACATACGTCCTTGATTCTTTCTATGCCACTCAGAATCATTAGGAATATATACCTCATTACCTTCTCCAGGAAATCCCATCTTACCTATATCATGATTTAAAGCTACAAATAATAATTCTTCTTTTGTATATCCAGACATATCTGCACCCATCTCAGTCCATAATGAATGAACCTTTTGTGCACATTTAATGACCCTTAAAACATGGTCTACATAACCACCCTCAAATGCATTATGATAATGATCAAAACTAGAAGCAGGTTGTACAGACATTCTATCTTCTAAATCTGTATACATTGCTTTTAGTTTATCTTTTCTTTCGCCTGTAAAATTATCGTCGATAATCTTTATTAAGGCTTCCCAATTTTCTACTATTTGTTCTGCTGTTAATTTCATAATTTATATAATTTTATCTATTACTCCAATATCTAATAATTCTTCTGCTGTCAAAAACATGTCGCTTCTCATCTTATTTTTCCACCATTCGGCATCCTTATTTGTTTTTTCTGACAACATGCCGTATATAATTTTTTCTAAACTTTTTACATTATCTAGATATGCAGTTATATCTGACATTTTACCTCCTAGGAAGCTCGATGATTGATGAAACATAACCGTCGATCGTTTACTCATCATTCTTGTACCAGTACCACATGTTAAAATTATTGCAGCTGCTGAAAATGCTCTTCCTCTACATATTGTATTTACTTGTACATCTAATGATTCTATATAATCTATAATACCAAACATTTCATAAATATCTCCGCCTGGACTATTGATCATTAAATTAATAGGAGCATTTCTATCTTTTCTATGTTGTAGCAGACTTCTCATTCGAATAATAAAGTCTGTCAATGTATGATCCGTTATTTCATCATTAATAAAAATTACAGAATCTTCATAATCTAACAATGTACCTAATTGATTATGTAATGCCTCATATAATTTACCTTGAGGTTCTTCAATTACTAATGGTTCTTTTGGTTGTTGTTCTTCGTATATACTCATCTATTCCTTTCTAATTTATTTTAATATAATGAAAATGTTTCGTAATACAAAATATTAGCGTATCTTTTTTAACTGACGTTCTAATTTTTTCATTTGTGAATTACCCGATTTGATATCTTTCTTCCATTTAGCCTTCTTAAGATCACCTCTAACCATTGCCATTTGTTCTAATATCTTTTCTCGTAACTGATCTTTTTCGTTTCTAGATAATTTCTTTTTAGGCTCACGATCGATTTTAGTAGGTTGTAATGTACCTTTAAGTTTAGGTTGTTCTTTACCTTTATGAAATACATTACCTTGTGGATCAACAAACTCTTTCATGAATTGCCATCCTCGAGGTCTTCCTTTCGATACATATCCACCTTTTATTTCTGGAGGCCCTACTGTCTGTGATACACATTTATAACATAGTACCGCGGTAGCTCCATTTCCTATTTCAGACCATTCACTACATCTAGGCTTATCTCCTAGAAACTGCCATGCCCAATATTTTTGGTCTGGAATACTATTTCGACATATCATATATGTCTTACCATCTCGTTTTTTTGTTTTGAATTTATGTGTAACTTTTTTCTTTGCCATAACTATTTATTTTATATTACCAATAACTTTTTTTGCCCGGGCCTTGGTTTGGAGGGACAGGCCTTTCCCTTTCTTTGTATATATCTTCTTTAGGTGTAGCTAAAATTTCTTCATTCTTTTTAATCATCGATTCTTGATCTAATTTCTCTTCTTCAATAACTATTTCTTTATTCGCCCATTCGCCCAATGGCTCTCTCATATCAGGAACTTCAACTGGAATATCTAAATCTTCTTTAGGTTTAATTTGAGCAAATGCAAAGTTAGCTGCTACTACCATTGCAATCGCTAATGGATCAAATACAAATATAATTAATAATAGGAACCAATTAACTACTTGTCCCATATCCTTACCAGTAGTTTCTGATAAGTACTTGAGTGGTCCTAGCTCTCTCTGTTCTTCATTACCCATTTCAAGTTCTAATAGTTCTGTATCAAGTCTCATTATAGAATCTTGTACAGCCTCTAACTTAAGATTTATATTATTTCTATCATCAATCGTTGCATCTAATTCAAGTTGTAAAGCCTTTCTAGTAGAACTTGAAGTAGTTGTTATAACCTGTCCAGCATCTTCTGAATAATAAGATACTTGAGCTGGATTAGAAAGCGATGTCCGTAAATCGGAAATCGTTGTATTCAATTGTGATTTCTCTAATGTTAAATCAGTTTTGTTTTCTTCGAACCTATTTTGTTTAGTTTGTAATACCAATAATGATTTATCTAGAAATTCAGACTTAGTCGCTGTTTCTTGATATGCGCCAGATAAGAACCCATATATACCACCTGATGTGATTATCATTAACACAAATACCGCAACCGACAAATAAAATCTTAAGAACTTATTTATTGAATCCCAATATTGATACAGTAATGATGCAACTACTAGTTTAGCAAATTCTAATGAACCTGCCATTATAATTACTTGCAAGCTAGCGCCTGCAAAAAGTTTACTTAGTCCAAATACAGAGTAGAATGCTGCACTACCAGAAACTGCTAATGCTGCTAATCCTATTGTAATTGGAAAAAGTCTTTTTTTCATATTTAGCTCGCTGTTACTCTATCTGTAACTAGTTGTAATTTTTGACGAATTAAATGAAATCTTCTTCTAGCTTCGGAAGGATCAAGTTTCATTCCTCTTTCTACAGTTTGATCTAAAACCATTATCATGTTATCAACTTCATCTAATTGTCTTAATACATTTTCTCTATCTTTCATAGTAAAACTCCTTTTTTGTTTTTGTTATTATATGCATAAATATTACGATATTCTAAAAGTGCCAATTCTTTTGCCTTAGCTTCTATTACAATATCTAATTCAAGTCCGTATGTATTAATCTCATCTCGAATATAATCTGAATGAGCTTGTGCTCTAATTTTAGGATCTTGGAATTCTCTTGCTCTACTTTCTGAATAATGTGTACATTGAACAACATCTTCAGGCCATGTAGTTGCGGCTAATTTTAATGCTGCCTCTTCTGACATTTCGTCTGGGTGGAAGGTATGGTGGTGGTAGTCGAATGTAATTGGAATACCAATCTCTTTATGGAAATAATGATATAACATTTTAGTTGACCACATACTAGGCTTATCATCATTTTCTAAAACTAATCGTTTCTTACAATTGTCAGATAAACGATGCCAACCTGCAATCCATCTTTTTGCTGTACCTTCAAAGTCGCCACCATATGATCCTCCAACATGTATATTAATTTTATTTTCAAATGAAGGCTCAAACCCCATAATATCAAATGTCTCGGAATGTCGTTCTAGGCTTACAATTGTACGTTCTACAACATCTAGTTTAGGAGAACCTAACACATTAAATGGACCAGGATGAGTTGTAATCCGAATACCATTCTCACGCGCATAGTTACCACATTCTAATAATTTTTTTGCTATCTCATTGAATTGGGGTAATTGATGTAACTCATATTGATCATGCCATGGAAATAATTCAGAACCTAATCTAAATAATTTAATATCATGATCATTGTTCCATTGTAGATAATGTAACAAATCATTTGCATTAAGTAATGTTCGTTCACCTAACAAATGTAAATCCCAATCTTTTGGATCTTCAGATCCTTTCTTCCAGGTTACTTTTCTAGCTGTTCTCGATGTTGTAACTCTACCTCCGGCCTTTTTTGGTCGGTTAGTTAATGTCATGTTAACACATGCATAACCTAATCTTACATTTTCTTTCATATATTAATATAATAAAATTATCTCGTAATTCCTAGACATTTCTGCCATTTTCAAAAACATGCTTAACGGTAGGAAATCTTAAACTTAATTCTCCTTGCTGGTTTTTTGTTTCTTCAAAATATTGAACGGTAATTTCTTTACCAATAATTAGATCTGGATTTGCATTATATTTAATTCGTTGTTCTTGGTTCCAACCTGAACCAACTGCAACTTCAAATCCTTTATGACTAATATATGCTTGAGCCATCATTGGAATAACAACTTCCTTACCTTCTCTAATAACCCTATGGTCTTCAAAATCAACTCTCTCAACTTTATATTCTGCATCAAAGAATTTTTTAACCTTTAATAAGTTTTGAGATCTTTTTCCTTCATACCCAACATTCTTTCTCAACATAACTCCTTCATGACCGGCTTTCTCTGCATCGGCTTTAAGTTTTGCAAAATGATCATCATCACTAACTACTACCTGTTCTAAAACTGATAATGAATCTTGATCACTAATCATCATATCTAATTTTGTAAATCTCATTATCCTTTCTGCCAATGTCTTTTCACTTTCTTTAGCATCAAATTCTTTCAATGTTAAATAATCAAACATTACATATTTAGGATTTTCTATTGTATGATTCTTTCTCTTAATTTGTTTCATTATACCTTGGAAATCTTCATTACCATCTTTATCCATTAAACAAATTTCACCATCAAATACAACACCTACTACGCCTAATAATTTAATTGCATCTTTAACAACTTGCAACGTTTCAAATTCATTACCTACTCTAGAATAAGATTTTACATTACCTTGATAATCAACAACTGTAATACATCTAACACCATCTAACTTTCTAGATGCAAACCATACATCATTCCAATCAACTCGTTTAGGATCAAACTTATTTGCTAATGCCACATCAAAGGTTGGAATTAAATTTGGAATAACCTTATTGATAACTGATTCAGAAGCTCGAATTTCTAAATTTCTATCTATAATACTAAAAATCAAATCTTCATATTGATTATGTTCGGTAATAAACCCATTTACCATTGCAATTGCATCATGGCCGGTATATACTCTACCATTCAAATCATCTAATAAACCAAATATATCATCGTAAATTGAATTCATATCACATAGATCGGCATTCTTTTTACAATTTTTACTGGTTAAATAATACTTTTTATATGGGTCTAAGGCATAATTTAAAGCCTTTTTAATGAACTTATCGTTCTGAATAGACCCAATAATAACCTTTTTCTCATTAAGAGAACTGGTATTTTTCATTTGATTTACAAAATCTTGGAGTTTTTCTAGGTTTTTCATATCTTGATCTTTTTATTTATATAATAAAGATAAGGAATATATTTCAATTAGGCAAAGCTTTTTGAAGCTTTTTTTTTGCTAAGGATTTTTTAATATAAAATTAATATTAATTTAATCTGCTTTACAGACATTTTTGTTATATTATAATATATGAAAGAAAAAATTGATATAACACCTGCGATATACATTACTCTTATGATAGTAGTGTTTCTTATCGCTTTATAGTATTAGCAGATTGGTTGTCCCAACTTATTATTTCTGCTTCTTGAATTGTTTCACAACAATAAAACACTCCATCTTTCCGTAACAACGTATCGGACATAGTCCATTGTTTAAGAACCTGTTGATCAAATCCTTGTTTGAGACTAGATTCTTTGATAATACGTTTTATCAAATATTTCTTTCCGTTATAATCTATGAATTGATAATTGAACACTGCGGGCTGGAATTTATTTACTTAATTGTAACTGATTTAGGTTTAGCTTCATCTGCTAGTGGCGCATAAAGATGTAACAAACCTTTTTCTAATTTAGCTTCTAATTTGCCTAAGTCAAATCTTCTACTAATTCTCCATCCAAAATCAAATGCTCTTTTTGCAATATTCTTTTGGATATAGGTTGGTGCCGGCTTATCCGACGGATTTGATTCTATTGTTGGCTTTTTATATACTACCTTTAAGATATCTCCTTCGATTTGCAAATCAATATCTTTCTTGGCTAAGCCTACGCATGCAATGTCAATATTAAGTCCGTCTTTGAACTCATATATATCTACTGGGTGGTTTACTCTAATTTGGTTGAATGGAGCAAAGTCTTCTTCGCTCTTAAAGAAATCCCTAAATAGGATGTCGAACGGCGATGTGCCGAAATTTGTTAATTGTGTCATATTAAATCTCCTTAAATAATTTAACGTTAATAAAAAATGTTTTGTAACCGTCCAACCCGCAGTGAAGTCCAATTACATTAATAAATATCTAATTGCTACAGAAAGGTTGAACCTTTCCTATTATATTATAAACTCGTAAATAACGATACATGTCCCATGCAGTCTTTTTTGATTTTACTTTACTTAATATCAATCCATCATTCCATAGTTTATTAACAAACTTTCGTATTGCTTTAAGACTATTTGAATTAATATGAATCTTGTCTGGATATTGTGTTATTGCTAATCTATAAGGACCGACTTGGTAATCTTGCACAGCTACAATAGGTTTCTTAGTAACATATTTATCTGCTAGTTTACCTACTTGTTTGATAATAGAAGCTTCTATTCCAATCTGTGTTGCATCAAATAAAAATTCAATTTTATCTTCATCATCTAATGCCACGAATAGATCAAAGTCATCTTCAAATATTTCAAGTTCGTTTAGTTTCATTATCCTAGTAATAAGTTTTTTGAGTTAGTTGCATTTACTTCTCGAACAACAAACAAGTTTCTAAATTGTTCTAGTGTTAATCTTTTTACTCCTGCAAAATATGCTTCTGCTTGAGCCTTGTCATTCATTTCAACTACATTGATATGATTAGTTGATTCACTTGTTCCTTTTGTGTACATTCCAAATTTTGCCATAATTTTATTTTTATTTTGCTTCAAATCCTATATATGCAGAATTAAGTCTTATTGATGCATTTGTTGGTGCTGTTACGACGGCACATAAATACATTGTATTAGGATTCCAATTCTGTCCTACTATAGTTAAAGATGTATTTGTATTTCCGGACGCAATTGTTGCTGGGGTAGCAAAAGGTCCAGTTTTAGAATGCTGAATCAATGCACATGTTCCTGTTCCGGATGTAGTAACACGAAAAATCTTTTTATGTATATTACTTGGAATTGGTAATGTAAATGTGCACAATGCAGTAGTTCTAGCTGCCAATGATAGAAAAGCTCCATTGGTCGCAAACTGCGCAGTATTTCTCGTCATTTGGAAATCTGTCGGTGTTAACCAATAGTCTGTACTAGACCCTTTATATCCAAATGCAAATGATGCTGATGTAGCAGTACCGGTAAGATTGCCATTAAATGTTGTACAATTTAATATGTTGTTTGTATTGTTATATGTTAAACTAGAATCTTCAAATACAGATCTATTACCAGTACCCGGTGAATTTGTAAAAAGTATAGAGTTAGTCGTATCACCAGTATTGTCTTCAGTAATACGAAGTTGTGTTGCTGTTGCTGCATTTCCATTAATACTTCCGGCAATAAGACTACTAAATGTTTTTGTTCCAGCTATTGTTTGATTGCCTGTAGTATAAACACCGTTAGTAACTGTCCCAGCATTACCTGTAATACCAGGGGTAAGAATTGTACGATTAAATCTATTAATACCATAATATCTTTGATTCTCGGTATATGATTTTGATATCTTATCAGTATTTTCATACACTTTAGCAGTTAAAAACTTTAATGAATTTTCTATATGTGAAAACTCATAACTAGATGTTGTATGACTAGTTACTGTATTTATTGAAGCTGTAAATGTATTTATAGATCCAGATAATCCTAATGAAGCTGTATCTTCAAGCGACATGGAAACAAAGTTTTTTCCGATCGATCCACTAGCCGCTAATATACTACCTGTGCTATTAGCAAATCCCGCTCCTATTCCTATTATTGGCATATCTTCCCTTTAATATAAATATTAAGAATTGAATCCTTTTTCAATCGATGCATTAGCAATTGTTTCAGAGATCTTATTCCAACCTTTTTCAGGATTATGAATTAATATATTCATCATCATATCAATTTTTTCAGATAATGGTCCTGATAAAATAACAGCATCAGCTCCTTTCGTAAACCAATCAATGACGCCCTGGCAACCCTGTCTTCTATAGATTCGGATTACCTGGTCATCATCAATATAACGTTTATGAAATCCCATTATCGCATCATCCCCATTTTGTATTTTCTGTTAACTGTATCTTTTGCTAAATGTAATGTTCTTGCAATCATATCTAACTCTTGAAATGTAACATCAAATGTCTTATTACCAATATGTAATTTTCCAACTACTGGCTTTTCATTATTTTCAAAATATTTTTCTGATATAGAATCATTGATTTCAAAATCAATTGACCCATATAATTTTCCATACTTTCTTACTTTCTTCTGATCGTATGCTGCCGTATTGTTTACGTATCCCATTTTAATTTTCGTTTTTATAAATTATTACTGTAAATAAATCTTTGGAGAATGAATGATCTATTGCTACACTCCCAAATTCTTTTTGAGCCCAATTAAATATATCTCCTGCATTCCAATTGATAAGACCATCATCAATACCGGACTGGTCCGATGCAAGTAGTATAACACTTCCTTTTTCACAATGGTTCATCATTGCTTTAATTGTATCCTGAAGATATGTTTTATCATCACGGACTGTATCCGCATCATATCTTAAATTACTTGAACCTATATTAATTGCCCAATCTTGTTTGATATCTTTATCAATATTGAACCAATCTGTACAAACTAATTCTACCTCTTGATTATAAACTTTATTACCAGCATCTATCAGTTGTTGATTCATATCAATACCAATATATTCTAAGCTTTCATTAAGTTCTGATTCAAAGAATTTTTCAAAATCTCCTCTAGCACAGCCAAAGTCAATAACACTATCTCCTTCGCCTATATAATTAACAACCGTACGATATGTATCCCATTGTTGTTCTCTATTTTCATAACCTACTGCTTCTGATGAATATTCTAAATATTCTGGGTCTGAATCAGAGGGATTGTTCATCTCTTCCTTTTCTTCTTCTGTAGGTTCGAATTCTGTCATACCTTCATCATTTATAGACTCAAGTTCTTTTTTTGCAAGTTCTAATTCTTCATCTGAAATATCATCTTCATAAGCAGCAATCTCTTTAGCTTGTTCTGCTTCTGATTTATTATCCCATTCTTTTTCCTCTCCAGTATCTCTTGGATCTGCTAAAGGTGGATTGTTTTCTTTTTTCATAAACATTTTTTTAATTTTATTTAGCATTTCTACCTCTCCTTTTACGTTGATTTATTCTATGGAACTTGCCTTCTTTATTTGACAAGTCCATTCTCATCGGATGAGTTCGATTAAAGTTTTGGGTCAATTTACATGACATTGCTGCATATTCCCATGCGGTATGTTCACAACTAGTTATTGGCATTAAAAACTCTTCGGCAATATAAACATCGCCGGCCATAATTCTAATACCATGTTCTCCATGATCTACATACGCCTTAGGATATTGTCCCAAAACCTTTTTCTTATTCCTTTCTCTTTTAATCTCAATTCTCATATTAAAATGATCTAGGTCCTTGCGTTGGAAATATAAAATCATTTCTCTTTTCCATTTGCCCCATTGTACCGTTATGCTCACCATCAAAATGCAAAGGCGTTCCTTTTATAAAGTTTCCTCTTGTATGACCAAATCCTTCTTTTGCGAAAAGGTTGGTTGGTTCACTAGTACCATCTTCTACTGATTGATTAAATACTTCGGATAATTTGGAATCTATAACCGCATATGATGCTGCCCATTTATTTCTTGCCTTATCAACTGGCACCAAAACAAATCCTCTACAATCCTCTGTTCGAAGATCATAATATGTTTTCTTATCAGCAACTCTTCTATTAGTTATAACTCCTACTTGATTTGTGCCGTTAACTTTAACGATCACTTTATCATTTACTTCATATCTCTTCATATCTAGGAATTTTTAGTTGATGATTCAATTACTTTACATATCTGTGATTTGGAAACAGATTTAACTTCAAACTCTACTCCATCATCTTTAAAGTCTTCATTAACTAATGCTTCTGCATGAGTTACAGTAAGTGCATCTACTAAATATGATTCTGATTGCCATTTAACTCCTTTCGGTGTATCGGTTGCAATTTTAACCTTTGCTACATAATAAGCCATAATTTTTATTTTTTAATTAATATACTATAATATAAGGACTTTATTTCAAAGATCCTAATTTTTTGTTAACTTTATTTATATTGATTCGTTGTGCCAACTATTATCTAATTCTGATGAACAAGATACTTTAACTACTCTAGGTGCATAATATGCAAATCG